GGCACCCAAACCCTTGGCGGTGCAGCTGCCTACACCATTGCTAATGGCACCAACGTAAAAGCGTACATAGACCAAATACAGGCATCCGAGCAGGGCCGTATTTTTATGGCACGTAACGGGGTGCTAAATAGTGACCCTCGAATAGGCAATACCCTTAGCGCACCGGTGGCAGATTTCCACGATGACGGAACTCAAATTCCGTACAACAATTTGGCCATAACCTATAACGCCGATCAGATCGTGAATAGGGCTAGCGTGCAACATTTAGGCGCTACCAGCCCCGAGGTTGCCGATGATCTAGCCAGCCAAACTAAATACCTAATCCAAACGGTGAGCATTACTGACAGCCTGCTACATAACAATACGGCAGCTGCAGACCTAGCCGATTACTTGCTAGTTGGGGAACCCGACGCCACGTTTACAGGGGTACAAACCGATTACTTTATGCTTACAAACCCGCAACGCGAAACCCTAGCCCTAGTAGATATTGGGGATACGATCACAATTACCAACACCATTGCTGGCGGTGAGGTAGCCCAAGAATTAAGCGTAGAGGGCGTAGAACATCGCATAGATTTTGTAACTGGCCACCGCGTCACCTACTACACGGCGCCTACGGTAATTGTCTACGAGTTAATTTTAGATGACCCGATCTATGGCACACTCGACAGCACAAACGTATTAGGCTAGGGCTATGGCAGTACGTGAAACATTTACCGCGGCGCAGGTTTTAACCGCAGCCGAGTGCACAAATTTGGCTATAGCGATGATCGCGCTAAACGCCCAAACAGGTACGAGTTATACAACAGTTTTAGGCGATGACGGTAAGTTAATTACTTGTGATAATGCTGCAGCCATTGCGCTAACTATTCCACCAAACTCAAGCGTAGCGTTTGGGATTGGCACGCAAATAAACATTATGCAACTTGGTGCAGGGCAGGTAACAATTACCCCGGGTGCTGGCGTAACTATTCGGTCAGCCGGCAGCAAACTTAAAACTAACGCACAATACGCAGTCGCCACTTGCTTAAAAATTGCGTCGGATACTTGGGTAGCCGTCGGCAACTTAAGCGCGTAACGCTATGCAAATTTTGTCTGTTGTAAGCGGTGGGGTTGTGTTTGAGTATTTAGTTGTTGCGGGCGCGGGCGGCGGTGCGTCGGCTGGTAACAATTCGCAGCGTGGCGCTGGCGCGGGTGGCGCGGGCGGATATCGAACAGGCACATTAGATTTAATTGTTGGTCAGTCTTTTACAATAACTATCGGCGCTGGCGGGGCAGGCGGTGCTAATACCGCGCGCAACAATGGGTCAAAAGGTAGCAATAGCGTTTTGTCGGTGATTACCTCTACTGGCGGCGGGTTTGGTTCAGCGCAATCAAACGCTGCTGGTAACGGCGGGTCGGGCGGCGGCGGCGGAAACCTTGGCACAAACGGAACAGGAAACGAAGGCGGGTTTTCACCAGTTGAGGGTTTCGATGGTGCTACTGGTGCTAGTGGCGTCGCCGCTGGGTCGGGCGGCGGCGGTGCGACAACTGTAGGCACAATCGGCGGGCCGACTAACGGCGGGCCGGGTGGAACTGGGGCGACTAATTCAATTACTGGTTCGGCAGTTACTTATGCAACTGGCGGAACAGGTGGTCAACAAACTGCTGGAACTGTCGGGGCAAACGGGGCAGCAAATACAGGAAACGGCGGCGACGGCGCGGGTGGTACAAGTGTTGCTATTTACCTCGCTGGCGGTAATGGCGGGTCAGGCGTTGTAATCATTGCTTACCCATCGTCACTTCCAGCCTTAACTTCCATTGGCGGCGGTTTAACTTCAAGCGTTAGCACGGTAAGCCGTGCAGGTTTTCGCGTTTACACTTTTACAGCAGGAACAGGCACGGTAACGGTCTAATGGGTTACTACGCATTTCTAGACGAAAACAACATTGTTACCGAAGTAATACCCGGTAAAGATGAACTAATAGACGGCGAATTACCCGAGGTTTGGTATGGCAATTACCGTGGGCAAAAGTGTGTACGCACGTCTTACAACGCAGAGGGCCACGGTTTTCGCGGTTATTACGCAGGCATTGGTTACTACTACGACGAAACGCTAGACGAATTTATACCGCCGCCGCCTATTGACCCAATAGAGCCAGCGTGAAATGGCGTTATATGATCGGGTACGTCTTATTGATAGCCGTAATAGTTTGGGGTTGTAGTGGTTGCACGTTTTCTAAAACTAATGTCGAGTACCAATGTTTTACTAAGGCCGCCTGTGATTAAGACACCCGAGCAACAGCACGCAGGGCTAATAGTTTTTGTCGGCCGTCTAATGTCTATCTGTTTTTCGTTTACCGTTATGGCATTTATTTACGGCATCCTGTTTGTAGATCAGCCAACCGAGCAGGCACCAACCGACGCGCAACTAATTGACTTACTAAGCACGTTGCTAGTTTTTCTTACTGGCACACTTAGCGGGCTGGTTGCGTCTAACGGCCTAAAGAGTAAGCCCAGTTCAAGTGCATCCACCGATTAAGAAACTGGTAATGCCCGCCAATTTGGCGCACGTTAAGCCGGGTGAACTACCCGCCAGCCTGTTAATAGACCTCAAGCCGTTTGGCAAACTGCACCCACTGGCAGCCAACGCTTACAACGCGGTTAGAGCTGCAGCGTTCGCCGCTGGCATAAAACAATTTAAGCCGATTAGCGCGGGTGATACTTACCGCAGTATTGCGTTACAGCGCCAAGGGTTTTTAGCGCGTTACCAACTGGCACCAATAGAGGGCGTTAAACCTCGAGTGTACGAAAACAAAAACTATTACCTTAAGCCCGGCAATGCACCTATGGCAGTACCCGGCACGTCACGCCATAACCTTGGGCTGGCTGTAGATTTTGCCAACATGTCAGGCGAAACATTTGCGTTTATGTGCGACGTAGGGCCATCGTTTGGATGGTCATTAGAGGTAATGCCAGCCGAGCCATGGCATTGGTTTTATTGGCCCGGTGACAAAGTACCGCCAGCGGTAACCCAATATCTACAAGGAATTGCGCCAGCATCCCCCACCGCGTAACACGCGCCTACTACCGTTTTGCTACCGACGAAAAGAGGTTTACCGCGCATGACTGAACTACAAACCTTTACCTATGAAGCATTTGTAGGCAAACTAGAAAACGGGCGCGAAGTATTAGTACAGATTTTTAGAAACCCTGACACGCTTGAAGTGTTAGCCAGCCAACTTGCGTTTAAGACCATTGCCGGTGGTACATGGCAAACGCCCTACCAGTTAGAGAAATTATGACCCTTGCTATTAAAGCCGCGTTTACCGCGCTATTCACTCTTACAGCTGCCGGCATTGCATACCTGTTGCCTATGCCTACAGACCCCGCATTAGACCGCCACGTAAGCCCTACAACTGTTTACGTGGCAACCCCACCAACTACTACTACATTGCCCCCATACGTGGGTACGTGCGAGCAGGTAGCCGTTTTGGCATTAGCCGAGGGTTTGCCTCAAGATCAGTTAGACACCGCGCTAAAAGTGGCATGGCGCGAGAGCCTTTGCACCGAGGATGCGTTTAACGGCACCGACACTAAAACAGGTTCTCGTGGGATTTACCAAATTAACGGGGCGTGGTGCGTACCAAACGAATACTGGCCTATTGGCTGGTTGCAGGCCAACGGCATACTCGAGACGTGCGACGATCTATTTGACCCAACAATAAACACACGGGCCATGGTTGCAATATGGCGTAACAGCGGTTGGATACCATGGAATACAGCGAAGTAAAACAATACGTAGACCCCGACAACTCACTAAGCGAGGAAAGCAGACGCATGTTAGACCCGACAGCAAACGCAATGGCAAAACACCAAATGGCCGTATTTGATTTAATAGATGAAATTTGCAGGCCCGCACATATCCCCTACAAACCAAAGCACGCAGACCTAATAGCCCGGCTAAAACTGTTAGCAACTGACCTAGACCTAAGCGGCGATGAGGCAGGCTGGCAGGCTATTAGCGAGGCTGTAGAGGCGTTAGGCGGCTGATATGGCCCTAGTGACGCTTACACCTAAACAGGTATTGAATGCGCGTGACGTGGCCTACAAAAAGGCTATGGAGTGTGAAGCGGGAAAAATGAAAAACCGTTACAACGTGCCGATAGCCAGCACGAGTTACGACCGACACTTAAAAGGTTGTTACGGCGAACAGGCTGTAGCTGCATACCTCGGCGTCGAGTGGGGCTTTACCGCTTATGACCCGAAAGCCAATGACGTGGCAGGTTACGAGGTGCGCGCCACATACCACGCCAGCGGGCGTTTACTTACACATGCCGAGGATAAAAACGGCCTATACATTTTGGCAATCATTGACCGCGACACCTACACCGTAAACCTTGCCGGCTGGTCAAACCTTAA